ATCTAGTTTCAGGCTCAAGCTTTACGCTATATGGAATCAAGGCGGCATAATGGCTAACACATTCATAAAGATAGCGACCGTAACGGTAGGCGGCGGCGGCGCTGCTTCTATGGCGTTTTCATCTATTGTGGGAACTTACACAGACTTATTAGTTAAAATATCAAGCAGAGCCGATGCCGATGTTGTAGATGTTATATGTTCAGTAAACGCTTCAGCCCTTGATGTTGGCAAAAGATTAAGAGGCAACGGCGTAAATGCTGCAAGCACTTCAACCGCTCAAAACTTTGGAGTCAATAACAGTGCAGCAACGGCAAACACTTTTAGCAGCGCCGAGTGGTACTTCCCTAATTACGCTGGAAGCGATAACAAATCTGTAAGTATGGACGGCGGAGCAGAAAACAATGGCACAGACGCTTATTTATCTTTGGTTGCTGGTTTAGAAAGTACAGCAAGCGCAATCACAGCACTATCTTTTGCGCCCAGCAGCGGCAACTTTGTTCAATACTCAACGGCAACGCTTTACGGCATAAAGAAAAACTAAGGAGACAAAATGGCAGACACAAAGATCATCGTCGATTGCTCAACCGGAGCGGTCACAGAGATCGAATTGACCGAAGAAGAAGCGGCGCAGCGCGAATCTGATGCCGCGGCTTATGCAGCGAAGAAGGCTCAAGAAGAAGCCGATGCACAAGTTAAAGCTGAAGCCAAAGCGGCTCTTTTGGAGCGTCTAGGTATGACCGCCGAAGAAGCGGCTTTGTTGCTTTCATGACTTATCCAATCGGCACAGCTGCCGCCGCACTTGAAATTGCAAAAGCCGAAATTGGCACAATCGAAGAAGGCGACAATTTAACGAAGTACGGCAAATTTACAAAAGCCGATGGCTTGCCGTGGTGCGGTTCATTCTGTAATTGGGTGCTGGCACAAGCTGGCGTGAAGATTCATTCAGTCGTCTCGACAGCTGTGGGCGCGCATAAATTCAAAGAGACATCCAGATGGAGTGAGACACCGGCAATCGGTGATCTTGCATTTATGGATTTTCCACATGACGGAGTCGATCGGATTTCTCATGTGGGAATCGTTGCAGCAATCGATGGCAAGACAATAACGACGATCGAAGGCAATACATCGGGCAACGGCGATCAGCGCAACGGTGGAATGGTGATGGTCAAGATCCGCACGATTGGCAAAGAAGTGGTCGGCTTTGGTCGTCCTAAATATGTGCCATTCAAAGGTGAAGTGCCAATCATCATCATCGATGCGCCAAAGAAATCGATTCTCAAAAAGAAGGAGAAAAAATGAAAGAAATTAAGTTGCTTGGAGCTTCATGGCTTCGTTCATTCTTAGCGGCTGGCGTCGCTGTGTACATGGCGGGAGTCACCGATTCAAAAGCAATCGCCGGAGCCGGACTTGCGGCGGTGCTACCTGTAATTTTGCGTTATCTAAATCCCAATGACGCAGCTTTCGGGTTAAAGGGGAAGTGACTCGGAAACTACTTCAGGCAGCCCTAGTCTCGGGACTTTTGTTGGGGCTGTCTGGATGTAGTCAATATCAGGGATGGACTCGATATGAATGCCAGAAATTTGAAAACTGGCAAAAGCCTGAATGCAATCCGCCACAATGTAAGGCTCTCGGAGTCTGTACTGAGGACATATACGGAGAAGATCCAAATGGGTTCACATCAAAAGCGCCTAAGTAATGAGCAACTAAAAGCAAGACTCATCGTATTCATCGGAGTTGCTTTGGCTTTGACTTTCATGTTTTCCGTTGCTGGAATGCTCTACGCGTTGATCTTCGTCACGCAACCTTTAGGCGATCAAGCGCCAAATGATCGAGCATTTATTGAGCTGCTATCCACACTCACAATCTTCTTGACCGGTGCGCTCGGCTCTGTGCTGGCATCAAATGGACTCAAGGATAAAGCAAAAGACCAAACCGACACGCCCAAAAACACGCAGGATTCTTGACGATGTCGGTTGATTGCTTCACTCTGTACGCAGGGAGCGAAGTTCAGTAACTCTCGGATCGGGAGCAAATATGTACACACTAGGAGAAGTCACCGCTTGGCTGCTATTGGGAGTCTTGATGGGCTTTATAGGCGGATACACTACAGGGCTTAAAGAAGGAAAAAGAGAAGGATTCGTCCGCGGCAAGATCGCAGCTCGTAAGAATGCGGAGAATCGCTAATGGGATTCTTAGACAATTACGAGACAGTCAATCAAAAGGTTATTCGACTGCACGCCACATTTCCAACAAATCGCATCGAAACATCTATCATCGATTGGAATCCCGAAAAGGGATTCATTCTTATCGAATGCCGGATATATCGCCGATACGAAGATGAGAAGCCAGCCGCAATCGATTACGCACATGGAATGGTCGGCGCCTATAACCCGCAAATGAAACGCTGGTATGTAGAAGATACGGTCTCAAGCGCGATTGGAAGATGCGCTTCGGTGGTATTAGGTACGGAGACTAAGCCTAGTTTTGAATCAATGCAGCAAGTCGAGACGATGCCAAAAGCATTTGTGGAAGAAGATTTGTGGGCAAAGCCATTTGCTGAAGATGGATTTGCAACAGCAAAGACAGCCATCGATGAAATCACGACAAAGCTTGGCGCTGAGATTCAAGCCGAATCGCCAATTTGCGCGCACGGACACATGATCCTTAAAGAAGGGATTTCTCCAAAAACATCAAAGCCATATCGCGGTCATGTCTGCGTGGAGAAGGTCAAAGCCAATCAATGCAGCCCAATTTGGTACGAAGTCACATCGTCCGGCGGATGGAAGGCTCAGTAATGGGAGAGTTAAACATTCAAAAGCCGAATGGCGAATCGATTACATATCAGATCGATGGGACAGTCATCAAAGAGCAGTCCGAAATCTCAATCAACTGGTGCGACAAATGCGAGAAGTGGAAGCCAAAAGAATTTGGTCGATACGACGGCGCTCAAGGCTTGACGATGCTGTGGGTCTGTATGGAGTGCAAATGAAGATGAAGATCACGCACGAAGATGAATGGACAGCTGCAAAAGTCGCCATCGAACGCGTCGAAGAGATCGAAGCAAAGCCTGATCATGTCTCTCGATACAACAAGAATCTTTCATTTCACGATTACATTTGCGAGATAGCCGAATCAGTAGGTGCTGAAATGGCTGTCGCAAAGTACTTTGGAATACAGGATTTTAATCCGAGAGCTTCACGATTTAAGCGAACAGCCGATGTGGGATCGATCATCGAAGTCAAATGGACAAAATACGATTCAGGATCTCTCATCATCTACGACGGCGATCGCAATACAGACATCGCCATCCTTGTAACTGGTAAGAGTCCAAATTATGTACTTAAGGGCTGGATACCAGTAACGATTGCAAAGAATCAAAAATGGCGCAGACGCGACCAGCCGACATATTGGGTCGAGCAATACAATCTTCATCCAATCGAGAATTTGCGAAGGAGCAGTCATGGAGAAGCTACGCTTCCAATGTCGGGTTGAAAAGAAAGTCACGAATCACGCAGTCTTAAAAAATGAAGTGCCTTTGGGGATGGAAGTGGCTTTGACTCAATGCTTGAGCTGTGGAGTCATGGGCATCAATCAACTGGCGGACGCTAAGTAATGGCGCAATATGACTATCGATGCGAAATTTGTGGCAAGGTCACGACGATCCGCCGGTCAATGGCGGACACATTTGATCGAAATCCATATTGTGAAGGCTGCATGATTCCAATGTCTCGAATCTGGACAGCTAATCCAATTCACTTCAAAGGCAAAGGATGGGGCGGATCTAAATGAGGACAGAAATTAAGCATCAAGGCGGTTGTGGCAAGACATTCCTAATCGATAGCGAAAGACCATTGGTCGCTGTAACTATTCTTCAAGTTTCAATTAAGAATCATTCAAAAGATTGTGAAACTTGTAGTCTGGAACTTAGCAAATGAAGGCTGTGGATAACCTGTGGACAACACGCCCAAAGCCCGCTCAAGTTATCCACAATCTTGCGATGTATTTGACTAAGCCTGTACGCTCCATACTCGCTGGCGAGCCGCTGTGGCGGATAGCTCGCGGGCGATGTCTGGTGCTATTGGGTGTGCTATGTATCGTTAGCACGACACCAGCGGAAGCAAATCCAAATACAGATCAATACAAGCTCTACACACACTCAAGGATTATCAATTACGATCAATTCATTTGCTTATCTAATATCTTCTACAAAGAGTCAAGATGGAATCCAAATGCAGTCAATGGCAGTCACTTTGGGCTAGGTCAGATGCGATCACAGCACTACCGGACTCTTGATCCTTATCGTCAGATCGATGCCACAATCAAGTACATCAAGCATCGTTATGGTTCAATGTGTAATGCGTGGAGATTCCATCAGAAGCGAAACTATTTCTAGATGACCTTACATTCACAGCGCAAAAGCAACAGCACTCAATGGAAGAAGCTACGCCTACGCATACTTTCAAGGGATGGTCGAGAGTGCTACTGGTGCGGCATGGACGCAACCACAGTTGATCACATAATTCCAGTTGCCAAAGGTGGGTCAGATGATCCCGAGAATCTTGTCGCAGCTTGTCGTCGATGCAACTTTTCGAAGCAAGATAAGATGCCAGATGAGTTTATGTTGAAGAAGGCGGGTCTTTTTTTGAAGAGTGA